GACGCTGCCCGTAGAGACCTCGGTGCTCTACGCCCACCATTGTGAACCCTAGCGGCTTTAGGCAGGGACGGGTCAACATTATATAATGTAACCTCGTCACCCGGGCTCGGACCTAAAGCCTGCATACGGGGCGATTCTAGTCTCCGCCCACATCTTGTACATCTTGTATCCCTGGCTCTGGCGGGATCACCCCAGCCTGAACACGTTCGACAAATTGAAAATCCGCCTCACGCCTATCGATAAAGCCACGCAGCTGTCTCAGATGTTGACCAACCATTATACGGACTGTTGCAGGTGAAGTGAGCCCCCCGGTCGCACCATACTCACAGATCATGTCAGCTTGTTCCCTCCGGGGGAGACTAACCATCTGGGAAGTTATTGAGAAGTTGAAGTCGACTATCCCTCGATAGAATTGAGCATGTATCGGGGGGAGAGATATGAATCGGTTTTGCCGAGGTTCAAGCCCTGTTACAGTGATTGTTTCACCTAAGTACTCGTCTTTCACCATCAGGGGCCATGTCCAAGACGATTCGTTTGGTGCATAGGGCCGTTTCCCATTAACTAGCTGCATAGACGTGCTAATATTGATGTCGTATCCACACAACCTACTTGCCCATGCCCAGTGCCACAGTTGATATGGTGTAGCTTTCCAACCTAGCCTGTTTCGCTCCAGCTTGCTCGCGTCTATTGACCCCCTTAGCGTGAAAGGTGTTACGTCTTTGAACGGATTTAGCGGCAACAGCAAGGTGGGCACACCTGCAAAAGGTGTTCTTTCAACGACAATGTACTGTACGTCATGCTCTTCGACTATTCCATAGTTGGCTACAGCCCTCGCATCTTGCGCAGTAACTCGAACACGTCGCCCGGTGACTGGTCTATCCAGCCGGTTTGTGTGCGTGAAGGCTATCCCTGACATCCCACTCAGGGGTACTGGATGTCTTAGTGCTTCTGATGCTGCGGCTGGTAAATACATCTGGGGGCTTACGAACATAGATTCTGTGGCGAATAGGTCTGTCGGATTTTCCTCGACATTATAGCGTAGTGACCTTACTGCAAGACCCGTTTGGTACGCTTGCGCATATATGTTAGCTAAGAGCAATATTCTCTCTTGCTTCGCGTTTAACATCCGCCATTCCGCCAAAGCCCTGTGTGATACAAATGCTTTCTCGCCTTCGTTGAAGAACGGATACCTACCACGTACAGCCTCAAATCTTGGTAGTACTACCTGCAGCTCTTCATCAAGCCAAACATGTCCTTCAGCTGTTGCCGGGACCATCTGCGCCATCATAGAGACTATGACGTTTAAGGCAACTGAGAAACTACCATATAAACCATTATGCGCTACATAGGACAGTAATGTTCGCCAAGATTCCCCTGATGTCAATGTTGGGGGCATCGGCTCGATATTAGGTCCCTCTCCAATGAATTCGACGAGCCCTCCGACTTGTTGCGCCCTACGGTACGCTACTCCATCTACTAGCTTGGGTAATTCAAAGTCTAACCTATATCGAGTCGTTCTGTTCCACTTACCCAGCATTAGTAATACGAATCTAGCTTCTTTCTCAGTTAAACATGACAAGTCTATCATCTGCCCTCCTGTCGCTGGTATGTAATCGTTAGCGTGGTGAAAATGTGGGATGTTGTCCTCCGCATTACCACACGGCCATCTTAGCGTTGCGACTTCCTGAGGATAGTTCTCGGGGAAATAGTCATTCCTATTGACCCGGACGTGACCGTCATCGTAGCTAGGTAAGTTGCCGTTCAACCCTGTGCCTACGTTACCCTCTTCCAACCGCTTGAGCAGTGAATATCTCAGCATGTTCACCAGTAGGCTGACTTGGTTATCATGCCAGTTCCAGCGTTCCATCTGCGCTATATGTGCACTTAGTACGTTGTTTTGTAGCCCACCATGTGACTTAAGGAACGACGCGATGGCATCCATGTTGATGGTGGCTTCTGGGGTCAGGAAGTTCTTATTTATGCCATCCAGATCAGAAGGCCCTCCGGTTAACCGACCTGATGTCAGGCCGAGCCAGGTCATAGTCTGAGCCATTGACATGGCTCTGGACGACGGGAATCCATCGACTTTAACTTGCATATCACCACGTATCAACGTGTTGTAACAACCGTCTTTATTTTTGAGCTCCATCCCTGGAGCAGTGAGAGTAGGGAAGATTTTTGTGAGTAAAGAGTCCATTTTGATATATTGTGTGTTTGTGGTTGGGTGAGTGATCTCGATTAAATATTTGGGATTTATG